ATCTAAAGCACCAACACCATAACCATAAACAAGTCTAGAAATGTTGTTTATAATAGAGTTATTAGTTGTAGAGTTTCTATATCTATCAATTAGAAATTCAAAGTAGTTATTCTCATCACCATAATTAACCCAGTCATTACGTTTGTCCTCAGTTATTTCAGGTGCAGAATAAGTAGAAAGCTCTACTATTTTAATATTGTCGTTTGTCATAAGAATAGAAAATCGTTATTACTACTTTTAGAAGTATATTCATTGTTGTTTATATCGTAGTTTTGTTGGTCTGTACAAAATATTCTACCATAATGTTTTATGCTTTGCGTACTTACAACACCATCCAATTCAATCACATCATTAGCCTCTGTTAAAATCTCTTCGTAATCTTCAGCTTGTAGAGTGTTCAATGTTCCTCCGTTCTTTATTTTAAAGGTATAGAAAACACCCTCAGAAAGATTGAATTTAGCATTCACGATAGTATAGTAACCACTATCAGAATAAGAATCAATTGCAATATATTCGATTGTTTTTGTGTTCTCATTTGTTAAAGCAATTACATCAGCAGAAGTAAGGCTCTCTCTAGTCGTAACCTTTAAACTTTGTGAACTTGTAGACGTTGTTAATACTTGCATATCTATTAACTAAAAAAATGTTTTTTTGTTTCCGTTGTGAAATATTAGTATATTTGAAAAAAACAGAGTTATGACACCAAAAGAAAAAGCAGAAGTATTAATAGATAGAATGACTATTGACTTTGATATGTGTAGAGGTCAGAATATAAAATGTGCATTAATTGCAGTAGAATATATTTTGGATAATTTAGAAGACCATACTGGAGAAGATATACAATACTGGATAGAAGTCAGAAACGAAATAAATAAATATTAAACAAAAAAGGCTACCCAAATTGAGTAGCCTTTTTCAATTCTATTATATTACTTATGAAGTAACAATTGTCGCAGTATCAAACAAAGTGATTAACTCAGCTTCCGTTGAACAATCTAAAAAGTTCGCTGGTATTTTTTCTTGACCAACAAAAGTCAAAGAATAACCGTTAAAATCTCCTAATGCAGTACCATTTGAAATAGTACCAGTTGTAACATCCATTCCTCTTTCTAAACCAGCCAAAAAGAAGTTTCCATTATTGTCTTTAACAACAATATTAGGTCTACCATAAGCTAAAAGTTTTACATTCTTAGTAGTAGCAGCATCTTGCTTTTTCAATTGAATTGATAAAGTTTGCTCTACAAATGTAGTACCATTTTCTCTTGAAGAATTTATAGTTTGCTCGAATGAGTTAGTACCTTTTAATTCGAATTTATACAAGTTAGATACACCAGTAACTGTTGCTATCATATCTGTATCTGTAACGTCGTAGGTCTTTGCAGTAATATCTCCGAAGTTGATGAAGTAAATCGCTTCTAATCCTCCTACTACATCTTTACAAACCTCTGCACGACCATTTGCTAATAAACAAGCCATATTTTTAAAGTTTTAAGTTATAAAAAAAGGAGGAGTATTTTACCCCTCCCTTAATTTGAATTTATTTAATTATTAATTAGCGCTATTCGTTATTCCGTATGTCACTATGTCCTCAACGTTTGCATATTGAACACCTGCCGACATACGCATAATTATTCTAACATTTTTACTCCCGTCGACTTCTGCCATATCAATAACTTTAATCTCGTTTTGGTCTGAAAGTAAACCAGTACCAAAGAATAAGTTTGATTTTTCAGCTGCTAACATTTGATTTGCAGTTAATCCTTCAGCTACTACTAATGGAATTCCGTCAAACATTAAGTCACCAAATGCTTGGTTGTTACCTTTAGCATCGTAACCATTAGCACCTAAACCAGAAGCTCCAAATCCACCTAGTGAACGTACATATAATTTGTAAGCGTTTTGTGATATGTAAATTCTTAAATCTTCTTTACCATATACAGCAGATGGGATAGCATCTGCAACTTTCCCTAATTCTACTGCAATGTTAGCAGCAGTTAAAGTAGTTCCAGCAACCTCGTTAGCAGTTGGTAACGCATCATCAGCAGTTAACAATGTCATGAATCCATCAAAAGAACCTGATGTACCAGTAGCACCATTCCAAATTGCAACCTCATTAGCAGCAGCAACTTTCTCAGCCATATAAGCTAATAAGTAATCAGCAAATGATTTAGGTAGTACATCGTGTGCAGAATAACCCATTTCAATCGCTTCCCATGTATCTACAAAGTCAGATTTACAAAGTTGAACGTTTACGTGTAGTTCCTTTGGAGTAATTATTCTCTCAGTTAAAGTAACAGTTGATGTTGCAGTAAAATCACATGAAGCATCTTTTAAAAGTCCATCAGTTGCTAATTTATGAAGCACTGCTTTGTACTTTACATTAGGCATTAAAGTTACCAATTCTTTAGATAAAGTAGGTGCAGATAATAATGCAGCTTTTACCCATTTACCTGAATCTTGACCACTATATGTAGTCGTTACATTTGTTGTTGTTGACATTTTGTTTGTTATTTAAATTTATAAACTTGTTCTAGTATGTTACTAATTTTTGAATTTCCTTTTCCTAATTTTACTACCTCAATTTGTTGTTTGTTTTCAGGGTTAAAAGTGATAGGCTTAACTTCTTCATCGCTCAACTCAACTTTTGGTTCTTCAACTTTTTCCTCAACTTTTGAAAGTTCTGTAATCTTAGCTTTTAATTCTTCAATCTCTTTTTCTAAGTTTTCTTTTTCTTCTTTAGAGAAGTGAGTTTCTTTTACAGTTGATTCTACTACTTTTTTAGCTACTGGCTTTTCAGTTTCCATTTCTACCTCTTCTTCTACTTCAGGAGATTCAGGTTCTACCTCTTCTTCTTGTTTAGTACCAACTTCACCAATAACACCATCTTCTAAAACTTTTAAAAGTTGACCATCTTGTAATTCATACTCACCGATTGGTAGTGGAACTCTATCCTCTTCATTTACAATCATAATAGATTGACCAGCTTCTAATACATCAAATTCGATAGTTGTAACACCATCAATTAACATCATTTGCTCTAGCTTTACTTCCATACCTAAAACGGTTTTTAAAGTGTTCAAAGCATCTTTTACTTCTTTTTTCATACTAATTAACTATTTAAATTTACATTGTTACATTTTCAATTAGTTACACTTACTGTTACTGTTACTCCATTAGTAGTTGTGCTTGTTGTAGTGGTTGTGGTGTCTATGTTTCCAATACCTTGATTGTGAAAATCACCGTTACAACATTCACTTGAATACTTACCATCTTTACAAAGGCATCCACGTTTTCCACCTTTAGGACTTGTCAAACTTTCTGTTTTCTTTTTTGCCATTTTTTATTTATTTATTAATCGTATATTCTTATTATTATACTGTCATTAGAAAGCACCGTATCACTTGTTGTGCTTGTTGTATATGTGCCAATTAAAATTGTATTTGCACCATTCCTTGTAGCTTGTATTAAATAAGGAAATCTAACATTGTTAGCTATTATAGCTGTTTTTTCCAACGTTAATATAGAAGATGAAAGACTTAATAAATAAGTTCCCGTTGCAAGTCTACTTGCATTTATTGTAGCACTAGAATTATTAAAAACCTCCGTAATTGTTGGCGCATCTGTTCCACTTTGAGAAACCAATAAAGCTATTTCCTTATAAGGTAAACCTAACTCACTTTTTAAAGTTTCAAAACTAACTTTTTTTGTCGTTGGTGTCGAATCATTTACAATAAAATCATTATCATTAGATAGCGTTGTAACTTCGCTTAAACTACTTATTTTTGCCATTTTAAATATTGTTTAAAAATTCCTTAATTGCTTTAACCTCTTCGCTTTCCTCCTTAGTAGCTTCTAGTTTATCAAAACCATCATACATTCCCTCTATTGAATAGCCTTTAAACTTCCCTTCTTTAACATCATTCCAAATGTCATCGTTGTATATCTTTGACATAACAACCCATTCTCCACCTTTAGCACCTAAGTTATAAATGTTTGACTTATCATTTTTAGCATCTTCAACAATCCAACTTTCAATCACGTTTATTCCTTGTACTTCATTTTCGTGTTCAGTTGTGAATTTGTTTAAGTTTAGTTTCTTCATGAAAAGCTCACTAGACTTTGCGATAGTTTCTTTAGTAAAGAAGATATTAAACTCTTTGTCTTTTACCTTTCTGTATATTCTCTTTTCAGGCACTAAAGCAAATCCAACAACGATGCGTTTCTCTTCATCTAGTATCTTTAATTCAACTTCTTGACTAGATAGCATTACAAAGTTTTCCTCTATTGCTGGACTATCTACTAGACTAATAGCGAAAACACCATCCTCACTTTCATCCTTTATTGTTAGTTCAATTTCTTGTAGTTTCATATCTATTAACTAATTTTTATATTTTTTGTTTCAGATTAGATTATTATAGTTATATTTAACTAGTTATTTTTAAGGTCACCCCTTAAAACTTTCTTTTTTAATTTTTTTTATTAGGTAAGACAAAAGGGAGTTTCTTAATTGATTCTCCCTTTTTGTGTTTTACAATGTTGCATTTCTTTGTCTATTCCTATCTAATGCCTGAGCAGAACTAACTTCTCCACTAACTACATAAGCTTTACTAGGTTGTGATTTTAAAGCCTCTAATTGATTTACACCACTATCACCTACAACATTAAAACTAGGTTGTATTGATTGAGGAGTTGAACCTCCGATACTTGGTGCAGAACCTCTGCCACCTG